GCTACAGGACGGAGGCTGTCGAAATTGACGGCAAGATCCGCAAGAGGCTTGTGCCAGTTCCCGAGGAACAGAGATGGATTGAGGTGATGAAGAAGATGCGGAAGCGGAAGCTGACTTACTGGCAGATTGCGAAGCAAATGAACTCATTGCAGAAAGATCGCAAGTTTTACGACAAGTCAGTCGAACGCATTTTGCTCCCGAAGCGCAGATTGCAGGCTGTTAATGACGATTGAAACCGTTGTATGATATTGATTGCGATTTGAGCGCATCGAACTTCTATGGCAAGTATTCAAGGCTGGGGCAGAGAAACTTGGGGGTCTGGAGCTTTTGGAGAGCAAGCGCCAGTCGCCGTCACGGGCTTGGGGATTACTTCTGGCCTCGGCGCTCCTGTTGTGGCCGCCAATGCCGATGTTGCTGTTACAGGGCTCGGAATCACTTCTGGCATTGGTAGCGCCACTGCATTTAGCAGTTTTGAGATAGAAGTCACGGGGCTGGGGATAACCTCTGGCCTCGGCACTGCCGTTGCCTCGATCCCTGAAGAGGTCGCCGTCACCGGATTTGGCATCACTTCTGGGCTCGGCAGTCCTGCCACAGTCGCTGAAGCCAATGCGGCGGTTACGGGATCTGGCATCACCTCTGGCCTCAGTACGGTCACGGCCCTTGAAAATCACGAGGTGCTGAATGGCTGGGGCAGAAGCTCGTGGGGATCTGGCCCGTGGGGAGATGCTCGGCCAGTCGAGCCTGCGGGCTTGGCAATAACATCTGCCCTTGGCACCGTTTCGATTATCCAAAACACCAATGTACCCGTGACTGGCGTGGGCGCTACCGCATCCGTGGGCAGTGTTATCGCATCTATCTCCATAGACGCGCCGGTTACTGGACTATCGATGACTGCTTCAGTGGGGTCCATGTTTTTGTGGTTCCCGATAGACACTAGCCAGTCACCCAATTACACTCCGATAGAGCGCTAAGAGGACTTTATCATGCCAACTTATGTCAATGACTTGAGGCTCACAGAACTTAATACTGGTGAGGGCTCGGGAACGTGGGGCGTTACCACAAACACAAATCTGGAATTGATTGGCGAGTCGCTTGGTTACGGCACTGAAGCCTCATTTGCCAGTGATGCCAACTCAACCACCACTATCGCGGACGGCGCAACTGACCCAGCGCGAGCCATGTACTTCAAAGTCACCTCGGGCGTTAGCTTGACAGCAACCCGCGAGTTGACGATTGCGCCCAACACCGTATCGCGCGTGATGTACATTGAAAACGCCACGTCTGGCTCTCAGTCGATCACGATCAAGCAGGGCTCTGGCGGCACGGTAACGATAGCCAACGGCAATGCCGCGATTGTTTATCTGGATGGCGCAGGCGCTACGGCCGCAGTTGTTGATGCAAACACCTCTCTGGCGGCGACCAAGGTGGATGCGACCACTCTGGCCATTGGCGGGACAGATGTCACGTCGACGGCGGCAGAGCTTAACTTGGTCGACGGGTCCAGCGCGGGCACGATTGTCAACTCCAAAGCTGTGATTTACGGCGCGGCTGGCGAGGTAAATGGCACGACGCTTCAGATCGCGGGCTCTTCGATCACATCAAGTGCCGCAGAGCTTAACCTTATAGACGGATCCTCGGCAGGCACGATAGTCAACTCGAAGGCGGTCATTTACGGCGCGTCAGGGGAAGTCAACGCTACAACCTTACAAATTGCGGGCTCTTCAATCACGTCAACCGCCGCAGAGCTAAATCTGGTAGACGGCTCTTCAGCGGGAACGATTGTTAATTCAAAGGCGGTGGTGTATGGGGCCAGCGGCGAAGTCAACGCCACTACGCTTCAGCTTGCGGGAACGTCGATCACCTCTACAGCCGCAGAAATCAATATTCTGGATGGCGTTACTGCCACCACCGCAGAGATTAACTACCTTGACGTTACTACACTGGGAACCAGTGAGGCGAGCAAGGCTGTTACTGCGGACGCTAATGGGGTTGTGACGTTCGACAACGGCATCTCTGAGGAGTACACGGCCGTTACATCAACAAGCAATGCGACAACGGTAAACCTTCAGGACGGCACTAATTTCAGCCATACCCTTACAGAAAACACTACGTTTACGTTTAGCAACCCAGCGGCAAGTGGCAAGGTTTCTTCGTTTACATTGAAGATCGTGCAGGACGCTAGTGCTTCTGGTTACACGGTAACTTGGCCCGCCGCAGTAGATTGGCCTAACGCGACAGCGCCCACGCTGACATCAACGGCCTCTGCGGTAGACATCTTCGTCTTTATGACGCACGACGGCGGCACGACTTGGTATGGATTTACATCTGGGCAGGCGTTTGGATGAGCGGCACAACTAGAAAATTACTTTCGGTACAGCCGATTGCGGGAAACCCGATTCCCGGCGAGTCAGTGTGGCTAACCGGCGGGACATTCACCGTACCGGATGATGTCTACGAGGTTTCTGCTGTCTGCGTTGGGAGCTCTAACGCATCGCCTGCCTCCCCAGGGGATGTGGGTGGCCCCGGGACGCCCGGCGGGGCGCTTTCGTATGGCACGTTTGCAGTAAGTCCGGGCGAGTCGTTAACGATCACTGTCGGTATACAGAGCGGTTATTCCACTGCTACTTACACTTCTTCCATAAAGCGAGGCTCTACAACCCTGCTCTCTGCGGGCAGATATAACGTTGTAGGCGGCACTGAACGAGACGGTGGCGGAAATGGAGGAGTAGGCGGTAGTGGGTCAGGGTCTGACGGCGGCGGCGGAGGCGGTGCTGGAGGCTACTCAGGTAATGGCGGAAACGGCGGAACCGGAACCTACGGGACTAACGGCTCTGGCGGAGGCGGAGGCGGCGGTGGAAAAGCGGCGGCTAGCGTTTCTTTCGGCGGAGGTGTGGGCATAGAGGGTGAAGGCCCGAGCGGGGTTACTTCCTTGAGTGGCCAAGGAACTGCGGGCTCTTATGGCGGTAGAAGTTACATAGGCAACGTAACGGGGACGTATCCTTATACGTCAGTGATTTTCGGCGGCGGGGCAAGCGGCGTAAGGCGATACACCTCATCAGGTAAAGATAGCGCTCAGGGTGCTGTCAGAATAGTTTGGGGTTTAGGACGGGTCTACCCTGATTTTGACAGATGTCGTTATGAAAACAGCGCGTATGGTTACATAGACGGGACTTTGGATTTCGACTATAGAAGCTCTTCGCCCACCCCGACTGATTACACCCAATCGTCAGTAAATTACAGGGGCTATAAATTCACATCCAATGGGACATTAACTACGGATGATATCCCCGCTGGAAAGACGGTGGAGTATTTCATTGTTGGTGGCGGTGGCGCTGGTGGGGGTGGTGACAACACCGGCTCTGCTTCAGGAGGGGGCGGTGGAGGCGGTGAAGTGCAGGAAGGCACTTTTACCATGCCTAGCACTGGAGGTTTGCTGTGCGTTGTCGGCGCGGGCGGCGCGTCGATATTCGAGAGGGTTGGATATAACGGCGACCCTTCTCTTTTGTATTTGTATGATGCAGACCAAGACCCAATAGTAGCGCTAGGTGGAGGTGCCGGTGGCACATTCATCGGCCCCGGAGTTGACGGCGGATCAGGAGGGGGTGGTACTAACTACTTGGGGGATCAAGACGCAGGCTCTGCCACTGGGACTGGATATGGTAACGACGGCGGAGCTGGAAACTATAGTGCAGGCACTGCTGGTGGGGGAGGCGGCGCTGGGTCTGCTGGCGTTGCCGGTGGTAGTTCCTCCTCTGGGGATGGCGGCTCTGGAAGATCGTCTAGTATTGATGATGGGGTTAGCGTGTCCTATGCAGGAGGCGGTGGCGGCGGTGGATCCTCCGCCGGATCCTCCGCCGGATCTGGTAATGACGGAGGCGGTGCTGGTGGAACTACCGGGGATGGCACTGACGGAACTGCAAGCCGAGGCGGCGGTGGCGGCGGCGGTAAAGGCGGCGTAGAGTGTTTTGGCGGCGATGGAGGAAGTGGCGTTGTATTGTTGCGTTACGCTTTATAAGGAGTTGATATGTTTTACGTTGATTTAAGCACAGGCAAATTAAAAACCAAGTTAGAATTGTTGCGCGACTTTCCTAACGTCTCTACGCCAGAAAAATGGGGGGCAAACACTCTAGCCGCATTTGGCGTAGCTGAAGTAGAAGATAATTCTGCCCCAGCTTTTGATGTTTACACGAAGGCTATCCCTGACTCGGCGGAAGAGTATGAAGAAGGGAAATGGCGGGTAGTGTATCGTGCTGAGCCTATATTCCAAGAGTACACGGACGATGATGGTGTTACTCATTCGGTTGCAGATCAGCAGGCGGAGTATGATGCAAAACAAATCTCAAAGCTGGCTCATGAGCAGAGAGCGGTGCGTAACAATCTGCTAAAAGCCACAGACCATTTTGGTTTGTCTGATTTTACCATGTCTGAAGAGATGACAGCCTATAGGCAGGCCCTGCGAGACATCCCCCAGCAGGAAGGATTTCCTGAAGTAATTAATTGGCCAGAGAAGCCTTGATGCCGGTTAATATGTGCAAATCATTGCCCTTTATTTGGTGCTTGACACTTATGTTTATACATGGGCGATAGGTAGCAGAACCCGCCTTCAAAGTTACAGGATGTGCGTCTACAAGGAGATTGAGGGAGATCCCGAGAAGACGTGGACTTTTTATTTGGATTATCAAACAGGGAGATGTGATCCGTATGTAATACATAGGGTGTCTGATGATCGATCCAATCTCCGCCGTGGCGGCCGCTAGTCAAGCGTATGCTGGGGTGCGCGCATTCATCGAGGCAGGCAAAAGCATCGAAGACACCTTCCAAGTTGTGGCCAGATGGCAGGGCCACGCATCTGATGTGCTGTACGCTAGTCAGCGCCACAAAAAAAGAACCAACCCCCTTAAAAAAATTGTTTTTGCTGGATCTGTGGAAGCGGAAGCGGCCCAGATGTTTGCGGCCAAAAAGCGCATTGAAAACCAACGAAAAGAATTAATTACCCTGTTGCAGTATGCCTACGGGAATGAAGGGGTCGCCGAGTATCGGCAGTGCGTGAAAGAAGTGACAGAGCAGAGACAGCGCGAGGTATATGCTCAGCAGGAAGCCAAGGACAATTTAGTCAAGTCGTTTTGGATTATTGTGCTTTTGGGCGTTGCTGGGGCCATTATTAGCGTTATTGTAAACGCAGTGACAAGCAGGGGGATGTGATGTGTAGCGACAGAATGGAAGCCCTTCTGGTGGGCGCGGCAATCTCCACGGGGCTCCTTGTGGTGGCCTTGACGGGCTTGATTTGCGGAGCGATTGCTTGGATTATATGAGATCACACTGATAGTATTGGGTGAGTCGGAAAGCACAAACGAGGGAGCGCCGAATGATCAAGTACACTTTTGCACTTTTTTGCACTATTTTTGCTTTAACTGCTGTTGGGCAAACCGTCATTTATTACGAGGACGGGTCTGTTTACACGCTAAAGCCGAATGAAAATGTTTTTGTGTCTACCGTTGGGAAAATGTACAGGAAACGGTCGTACAAGAACGGGAACGTCTTTTTCACTCACCTGACGCCTAACGAAGAGGTTGACTACGAAGAACAGCCGTATGACGGCATGGAGAAAGGCTCTGAGGAGTGGTGTAAGGCATACGCGCCCTACCTGTATGCCAACGGTTACACCTTCGACGATCAGGCTTATGAGCGAGCTTGCAAAAACTCTGGTGGTTAGGGCTAACTATGGATGATGGTATGAAGCAAGTTGTAGACACGGTTTCTGTAGCAACCGCAGTGGGCACTGTCGCGGCAGTTCTGCCGCCCTTGGCCGCGCTCTTTACGATTGTTTGGACCCTGATCAGGATCTGGGAAACAGACACCGTGCAACACCTTTTCCAGAAAAAACGGAAACGGGACGCAAAAGGCCGGTTTTTGCCCGAGGATGATGACTGATGCTTGACGCATTGATCGGCCCCGTTACGGGGCTTCTCGACAAGTTTATCCCTGACGCGGATGAGCGTAATCGTTTGGCCCATGAAATCGCCACAATGTCCCAACGCCATGCTCACGAACTGGCGAAAGGTCAAATTGAGATAAATAAGGCCGAAGCAACGCACAAATCTATTTTTGTAGCGGGTTGGCGGCCCGCAACGGGCTGGTGCTGTTCAATCGCCTTATTCTGGCATTTCGTTTTACAGCCATTGGCTACGTTTGTCATTGCGTACACGGGCGTAGAAACACCACCGCTCCCCGCATTTGATATGGACAGCCTGTTGACAGTGCTCCTCGGAATGTTGGGCCTTGGAGGTTTACGCACGGCAGAAAAAATGAAGGGCGTTTCGAGAGAGAAATGATCACCCCCGAGACATTAGACCGCTGGCGCATTCTGCCTCGGCTTGTCATGTTCGTAATGATCGTGATGACTTATCGAGTGGTCGAATGGTTCATGGGTTTGTCTGACCCCAATCCAGAACAAGCGGCCTTGGTCAGCGTGATGACGGGGGCCCTTACCGGGGCTTATGGGCTTTTTCTGGGGTCTGGCAAGAAAGAATAATGCACACCTCACAGGAAGGTATTGATCTCATCAAGCATTTTGAGGGCTGT